AACGATCTTGTCATCTTTTAAGCTGTCGCCTTGCTCATAAATAAAATCAGTTTTTATCTGAGCATCAGCGTCAAACGATAGATTGCGAATATCTTCCATGAGTCAGTCCTTATGACGTGCTTAGGTCTCGAACAACGCCCAACCCGGCTTCGTTATTCACTTGCAGGCCATACTCAGCTAACAACATATATTTAGTTGCATCGCCGGTCTTCGCAAGCTCTTCGCTTTGCAGAGGACGCAGTGTCGCCATCTCGACCATATCAGGGTCTACAACGTAAGCATCACGCGCCCTTGAGAACCGATTTGGAACTATAGAAATCGAACCAAAATCGCTTACATACACATCAGCCGCACCGATGATAGAAGTAGGACCATCAGGTGCCTGGTAACGTTGAGCGGCGATGCCGGCGAAGCCAGATACAACCGTCTTAACGTGAGGACCGACCATTAAGAACTTTGGATCACCTCCATTTGTATACATTGATTGAACAACGGACTTCAGCAAGGCTTCAGTCAGCGCCCTCTGGGTTCCGTCAGTTGGTTTGGCGTTGGGAACACCACCAGACAGCGTTGGGTCTGCGCCACCGGAACCGTTGGACGTGTTAGTGGTTAACCAAGAAGTAAGCGGTGCTGTTTTACGCGCAGTAGAAGCGCTTCCGCCTACCGCAGCATGGCTCAAACCGCAAAGGTTGTGCTCCATATCGCGCTTGAGCTCATCGCCCTTCTTAGCAAGTTGGTACGCTATTTCAGACCGTCTGCCGGCTTCATCAATTGCGCCAGACAGGTTGTCTGCAATGATAAAATCCTTGCGAGAAATTTGCGTGTAGTTACCCAAACGAACCGTAGGCGACACTGCCGTAAAGCTTGCCAGGTCATCACCATCGATGTGATGGTTAGCTGCGGGGGAAGCGAGAGAGTCTGTATTCCACTCGAAAAAAGTATTAGATACTTTCTTCTTCTTCGTCATGTTACTGATGAAAGGAGTGGTCTGGGGTGAGATGTTAAAAATAACATTCGACAAATCCTCACGGATGCCGACTGCGCTGTATTTTGTAAAAGTGTTTGTAACGATAGCCATTGTAATTGCCTTAAATTAGAGATTCTAAAAGACCTGCTGCGTCTTCCAGCCGGCCACTTTTTGCAAGACGTTGACGAGCGTTTTTTACTCTCTTTGAACCAGGTTTTACTTGGCCTTGCCTGCTGCCAGGCTTCACAGTTGCAGAACGGTTGCCTTTTTTGGCAGCCTTCTTTATCCGCGATTGGCCTCTGTCGTAAAGCATTGCCTTACGCAGAACCTTTATGTGATTGGCGCGAACGAGTGATTGCAACTCTTCTTCGGCAACGCCCGCTTCTAAAAGATACTGGCGCAGCTCTTCTCGTTCTGTTTGTGCCGTTGCTTCATCCTTCCATTCTGGGATGACCTCTGGCAATCGGTGGACCTCTTCGCTCAAAACTTGCTGCATTGCTTGCGTTTGATACTGCTGGTTTGCTTGCGCTACCCGCTGTTGTTCCAGTTGTATCGCCTGCGCACGTTCCCGCTTGGCAAATTGTCGTTTATTCCACTCGCGCTCTAAGCGGGTTGCCTCTATTGGGTCTTCGTTATAAAGACGATCAAAGTCAGGCACCGGCTCATCACTGGTGTTCAATTGAGTTTGCAATGCACCAAGGAGTTGTGCGTATTGCTGTCGCTCGAGGAGTACTGCATCGCGGTCTTGCTCAAAACTGTTACGTTCTGCCGCGAGTGCTTGACTCTTCTTTGTGTAGTCTGCCTGACGCGAGTACCCATTCTTGAGTTCGTCAAGCTGAACCTCAACTTCTTCTCCGTTTATTTTAACGGTAAAAGATTCGGCTGCTTGCTCTTCCTCTTCTGGGTCGTATTCATCGTCATCCAGATCGGTATCGTCTTCTGCTGAGTCGAAATCATCAGATTCTTCGTAATCAGCCTCTAACTCAACCTCGCCCTCTTCGGACTGGTCAACGCCTTCTTCGATCTCTTCAGCCTTATCCTCTTCAGGGGCCAACATATCTTCGATTGCGTCTCTTGCTTGGAAAAGTCCACTACTAGGATTTTCCGCATCATATTCCATTTTATCACTCATAAACTTTAGCTCCTATTTTTTTCGAAAGCGATCGAGTCGGCAGCAGCTCGCATGCTGTTGACCAGGTGATCCATCGCTTCCAATTGTGCGTGAAGTCTTTCCCGGGCATCGGGTTTCCTCTCACGCTGCCACATCTCAAAAATTTGGTATTTCACTCGACTGCACAATTCCTCAAAGTCGGGTTCATCGAACATTCGCTGGATGCTCTCAAGATACTGCCGCTCCGTTTTGACCATTGTTCACGCTCGCTAGTTGTCTTATCGCTTCCCGGTCCCGCTCAGAACCGGCTTTAATTGCCGCTGTATCAACTTGCGCACCAAAGCGCGCAGTGATCTCCGCTGCCTTCAGTGCTATATCAGCTTCGTCTTTGTCTCGACGCCGATCGTCTTCTCGCATCATCTTCTCGCGTTCAAGTTGCAGTTCCGCCTGCTTCTTCTGTATATCGGCCTGGATGCTTTGCATCTGCACTTGTATCAAAGCTGCGTTCGGATCAGGTTGCTCTTGTTGTTCTTGTTGCTGTGGTTGGTATTGCGCAGGGTCGGTAAAGAATCGATTGATATCTTTAAAGCCGGCCAGCTCTAACATCTGCGTCATAGTGGCGTAGTAGTTTTGCGCGTTGACAATGGGGTTGTCTGGACCTAGTTGCTGCAATAACTGCTCTTGCTTCTGCGCAATTTGTTGCAGCATTGTCAATCGCTCAGTGTCTCCGCCCTTACCCAAGCTAACGTTCGCGACTACATCCATGCTGGCATTCCAGGCATCTGGGCTCATCGGCACAAAGTTGTTGCGCAATCGAATCATGCGGGTGCGTTCTTGATGCGTAACAACTAATTTCAGAATGCCTTTAAAAAGTCGCGACATGCCGTTTTCGGCGAACAGCCTGGCGATCATTTCTGTGCGTTGCTGCGCTGCTTGAATCGTTTGATTGACGGCCATCAGTGTTGAGCTTTGCAGAGCTTCAGGCGCCAGGCCATCGGCGGCCTTGCTGATCCCGGTCCTGTTCTCTCTGATCTCGTCAAGGTATTGCATCATGCCAAATGCATCACCACCGACATAAGGCAGCGTAAATGGCACAACAGCACCAGGCTGTCGCATACGAATAATGCCGCCGGCCTCGACGTTCATCACGTCTTCCAGGCTTGCCTGCCCTTCAACAACACCAACTCGCGGATGCGTAGACATTGCTAGGCTGTCGAGTGATGCTCGCAGTACAGCAGACTTAATGCGCTGTATGTCCATTGTTAGATCGGCGATCGACATGCCAAAAAATGAATGCGGTTCAGGATCAGGGCAGAACATTGCGAATGGGATATCGTCGCAAGGCTCATTTCTCTGCACTTCATAAGTAGGACCGGCGCAGCATATCTTGCGCAGCTCACCGATACCGTCTCCATCCATGTCGATCCGCATATACGCCTCAACGTATAACACACGTCTTCGCGTTGGATCGCTGTAGTCGCGAGTCTGCTGGCTAAACTGGCGCTCTCTTGCTTCTACGTTGAATAAGTCAAAGTCTTCATCGTCAGTAGCGTAATCGATGATGTCATCGTACTCGTACCCCATTTCAACGAGTTCGCTAACAGTAGCGTAGCGGCGGTGGGCGATGAGATCAGCGTCAGCAAAGGAGCGAGCGTGGCGACTGACGAGAATCTCTTCTGGAGGCACCGCCGCTACTTTTACTTTGCCGTTCGCACGTCGGTGCGTAACGCTGACCGTAAAAAGTTGGACTTGTTGGCCATCGGGCGAATCGATCGTGTCGTTGCTCGCTGTTTCTAATGATGTGACATCTACGTTTGGGTCGGAGTTGAGTGCAGCTAGTGCTTGCTCGTCGAGTCCTGATAGTTTGTACGACTGAACTTCTTCTGCTTCATCCCAATAGTATTTGAGAAATCCTGAGCCCTTTACAAGCGCGTCTTTAAATACTGCGTATAGAATCTCGATATACGATTGGTCTTGGTCTTGGTTCAAAATGTAATTAGCGTAGTCAGTTGCCTGGCTGGCCATCTCTAAATCTTCCGGACCTTGCGGGGCGTATTCAACAACGTGATCGCTTGCACAGAAGATACGCACTAACGATGGCAGCATGGCCTGTACGGTATCCCGTACGTCCATTGTCATGGCAGTGCTTCGGCCTTCCTGCTCATTGCCGAATGGTTCGCCGTTATAATATTCTGCGGCTTCCGCTCGCCCTGGGCTTAGCGTGTAGTCTATAAAATCAACGGCGTCCTCGATAGACTCACTGACGATTGATTGTATTTCGTCTTCGCCGATCGTTTCTTCACTAACAAATTCTTCAGTTGTTTCGCTGTATTCGCTCATATCGGACTCATGTCTAGTAATGCTTTAGCGAGTTCTTTTTCTTTCTTACCCATCTTGTTGTAGCCCTTACCTAGCAAATCGATAATCTTGCTATCCTGCGATGCGTCAACAACAGGCGCCAACAATCCGCCCAAGGCTTGCATGCCCTGATCGCTGTATTGCTGGCCTAACTGGGTTCTGGGTTGGTAGTCGAAAAATTGCTCAGTGTTTTGTCGCTGATTGGCTA